CATATATACTTACAAACATTTTTATTATCTCAGGCGTGATTCGTCACTGGTAAAGGCACACATGAAACGTATAGGCTTTTGTTGTAAATGGATTGACCACCCTCATCAGGTCAACGGTATTGGCAAAGATGATGATGCCAAACAATATAACACTGGTACAACTACAATTTCTTGGTTAAATAGACAATCGAGAGATGTCGCGGAGCAAAAGTTATGGGACCTAATGGTAGGCAATATCGAAGCAACAAGGAAACTAGTTGAACGTGTCAGCACCCTTGATGCTCCTCTTCGGATGGTTAGGATTAGCAGTGACATTCTCCCTGCTTATACTCACGCTGACTTTGCTAGTTATTGGCGTAAACCTGACGTTGTATCATACGCCGAAACCCACTTTGGACGAGTGGGTGATATTGCTCGAGCTAACGGTGTTCGCCTTAGTATGCACCCTGGGCAGTTTACAGTTCTTGCTAGTGATAACCCAGGCATCGTTGAGCGTTCGATAGCAGAGTTCGAATATCATGCAGATATGGCACGTTATATGGGCTATGGTAAATCCTTCCAGGATTTTAAAATTAATGTTCACATCTCTGGTAAACAAGGTCCCGCCGGTATCCGAAGTGCGTACAAACAACTATCGCCAGAAGCACGTAACTGTATTACTATCGAAAACGAAGAAAACTCATGGGGGTTAAATGATTGCTTGGATTTGTGTGATATCTTACCTATTGTTTTGGACATACATCATCACTGGATTCGCGAAGGTGAATACATTGAGCCTACAGACTCGCGTGTTCTACGTGTTATTGAGTCTTGGCGTGGTCTTCGTCCCACTCTTCATTATTCAGTTAGTCGTGAAGATTATCTTGTTGACCATGACCGGACTACCGCACCTGTTCATGCCCAATTGCTTTTAGACGGTTACAAAAAGCAAAAGCTCAGAGCCCATTCAGACTTTTACTGGAATACAGCAACGAATGAGTGGGCACTGGGCTTTTTGAATTCGCACGATATCATGTGCGAGTCTAAAGGTAAAAACCTAGCTAGTTTTGCTCTTTACGAGCAGGCTAAAAAACTTACTCTGCTTTAGGCTTTTTAGGAGCACGTGGCTTTTTAGCCGCTGGTGCTTTTTTAGCCGCTGGTGCTTTAGCAACTTTTGGGCCTTTAGCTGGCTTGCCGTCTGCAATAGCAACAACTTTACTTGCATCGTTTACCAATGGTGTTCCGGCTGGAACTGGTGCAACTTCCACTTTATATGGAACTTCCACTACTGGTTCTTCTTTCTTTTTAATGCCAAATAGTTTTTTAATGTGATGTAACATGGTTTTATCTCCTGTAGATTATTTATACCGATAAATACCATTATGTATAACTTTATTAGATATGTGAGCCTAAACGAAGGCAAACCTCCTAAGACTATAGAGCAAACTCCATTGCCCTACAAAAAGGACGACCTTGAACCCAGCATTAGCGAAGACACTATAAACTACCACTACGGTAAGTTATATAAAGGGTATGTTGATCGTTTTAACAAAGGCGAGGGTGATGCTGACTTTAATGAAGCGGGTGCGGTTTTACATGATTTGTTGTTTACACAGTATAAGAAGCCTGATGGCGGCAATGAACCTACCGGTATTGCTTTAAATTTTATCAACAAACATTTTAATACATTTGATAATTTTAAGGATAAATTCCAAAAAGAAGCTATGGCGGTGCAAGGTAGCGGGTGGGTTTATCTAGCCAAGGACGGCACAATCAAAACCATTAAAAATCATCAGATTAAACTAGATATAGTAATGCTAGTTGATTGGTGGGAACATGCCTGGGCATTAGATTATCAAGCTGACAAGAAAGGCTATCTAGCCAATCAATGGAAAATTATCAATTGGAACATAGTCAGTTCTAGAATTGGCTTAGTAAATCTATGAATATTGTTTTCAAAGAATGCCATCGTATAATGCATAAAGATTTTCTAGTGCCTTTACTATTCTGGGATATGGAGTTACAAAACTTCGATATCGATTCATTATTACCTGAACTTACAAGAAACGATATATGGACTAGTAAAGGAGTAATACCTGGACGAAATCAACATAACGGCGACTCCGTGATTCTTAGTGAATTCTTGCAAAGTACAGAACAATTTAAAATTGGGTTCCTTGACACAGTTTACAACTACGATCACAATACGTTCAATGAAAGATGGTGGAAATCTTTAGATTACTATAAAGATGCAACTCACTGGAATCCATTTATATTTAAAGATCCGCCTAATTTTCGCATGGGGAAACATTACGATAACAGCCATGTCGTAGTTCAAATGATTATCAATCTAGTAGATAATACCAATGGTACGCATTTTCACAATCCTACTACTGGAGAAATAATGCATACTTCTTCGGGCAAAAAAGGAGAAGGTGTGCTGTTTTTTAACAATGCCGGATCACCGCACAGCATAACTAACGGCGATCAAACTAGATATATCTTTTATGCGAATATCGAGTTCCCTTAAAGCTGGTCGATAGTCTTAAGACTACTCACTGGCATATCCCAGACTTTACGAGCTTCTACACCCTTGCTCTGAGCAAACTTCTTAGCATCACAATTACTGCAAACGTGATAGAAATTATTGTTTAAACGCTTAGGATCCATATTACCTTTGTCTCGTTTAAATATTCCCTGACAGCAGTCGCAACGAAATATTAACACCGTCTTCTTACGCATATAAGTGTGGTGTGTACCACGCTTACTGGTCCTAACGTGCTGGGTTTGTTGAAATTCTGTTCCTAAGTACATATAGTTATTTACATTAAGGTTACAAAATGCCTTTGATAAATAACATATAGAGGGCCAACATGATCACTATTTCCGAGTCTGCAAAAGTAAAAATCAAGGACATTCTCCTTGAAGAGAACAATCCTAAAATAGCATTACGCACATTCGTGCAAGGCGGAGGCTGTAGCGGTTTCAGTTATGGTTTTACCCTTGACGAAGAAATCAATGAAGACGATTTCGAAATCCCAATCGACGAATACAAAATACTTGTGGACAGCATGAGTATGCAATATCTGCAGGGTGCAGAGATAGATTATAAAGAAGAATTAATGGGTAGCAGTTTCAGCATAAAGAATCCTAACGCAACTACAACTTGCGGATGCGGTTCTAGCTTTGGAGTTTAATAATGTCACAACAAATAGTTAATACAGGTATACAAGGCAACGACGGTACTGGCGACAGTATCCGCGATAGTTTTGGTAAAATCAACGAGAACTTCACAGAACTTTATGCAGTTTTTGGTGAAGGTGGTCAGATTAAGTTTGGTAACTTAGCCGATGCTCCTGGTACTACTGCATATTCAATTACCAATATTGCATCTACTGGGTCTTCTGTTACCATTACATTTAACAATCCTAGCTTGACTGTATCACCATATGTAACTGGTCAAAATATTGTTGTTAGCGGTTGTAGTCCAAGTACTTACAACGGAACTTATGTTGTTAGCGCGGCTAGTGTTAGCACCGTTACTTTTTCAAGTTCTGCTACAGGTGTTGCTACAATTAAAGGTACTATTTCGAATCCTGCATATCAAGCTAATCAGCTTATTATGTCAGATAACGCAGGTAGTGCGTTAACTGCTAGAACTGTGGTCGGTGGTGAAAACATTACTATCAATGCGTCAAATAACGGAACCTTAGTAATCAGTTCAACAACTGGTAATGTCGAGAGTGACACTAACCCAATATTGGGTGGAACGTTAAATGGTCGTCACATTAATAGTATTATTGCGTTAGCATATCCTACAGAAGCTATTGCAGACAACTATAGTGCAGAGTATTCAGGAAATACTACAGACGATCCAACTGGTGTTAAGTATACCATTCGAGATCTTACACCAACAGTTGGCTACTTACAAGACAATTATCTAGGCATTGATACAACAACTGGTAAAGTTGTTAATGCCTTACGAGTTCGAGATGAACCTACTACTCCACAATATAGTGACAACGATTACGATCCTACATTGCAAGGAAATTATGTAGCAACTGAAGCTATTCAAAGACGTCATGCAGTACGTCGTGATGGCGATACAATGACTGGTGCATTGACACTAAGTGACCATCCTGGATTATTAGCAGGTTATGGTACTCCTAATGCCAGTGATGATTTGCAAGCCGCAACTAAATTTTATGTAGACAATAGTACATACTTCAGTGGTGTTAATTTATATGTTAGCACAGCTAAAGGTGATGACTTACAAAGAAATACTCCTGCAGGACGTGATGGACGTGCCTGGCAGTATGCTTATAAAACAATCGGCGCTGCCGCATTGCAAGCAGAAAACTTAATCAACCTTGCTAGTCTAGAGCCAGGACCATATCGTCAAACCATTGCGTATACAATTGGATCTACACAATACAAATCTACTGTTAGATCTGCAACCTTAACTGGTGGTAATAGTGGTTACACCGATT